AAGTGCTTTGCCGGTGTTGCGGACTTGGGTGTCCGACGAAGTCGTCGCATCAGAAGCAGCTTTTGAGGCTAGTAAAACTGTGTTGTCCGCAAAACTCGTCAGATCAGATAACGGTTTGTTGCTTGCCAGTGCGGTAGTCGTAGCGGTTGTAAACGCGTCCGCTCTTGCTTTTTGTGTAAATAAATCCGGCTGATCCAGCAACTGCGCAATATCCGCTGACACTCGGGCAATATCGTAAGAAAGGGTGGTGTTAGTCGTAGCCGAGTCTAGGACTCGTTTATCTAGGAAAAACACCTCTCCATCATCCGTCAGAAATGCGGTATTGATCTCATCCGTACCATCAACAACATCGTCAAAGAACCTGACAAAAGACACAACACGAGAGAAGGTATCAACCGTAATAGCTGGGTCGTTTACCGCTTTACCGAATGTAGTAATGTTTGTCGTAGCCGTCCCAACCGGATCGCTTTTTGTAGTGTTAAAACCTTTGTCAGTAGCGGTAGAAGTAGTAGCAGCATCAACTAACGGCTTCCCAAAAACTTGAGTCAATTGGGTGGTTGTCGCGGCTGCGTCCGCTAAAACTCTGCCAGTGAAGAATGTTACTAGATCAGTTGTATCTGCTTTGTCTTGCAGGGCTTTAGACAAGCTAACCAATGCGGCGTCAACAGCGCGAATTTCATCTTCACGTAATTTAGAAAAGCTAAATGTAGCAAGCTCAGAAGTGGCAAAAGAATCTGCCAACTCATACAACGTAAAGAAATACCCTGTAGCCGCGTCTGCTTTGAGTAATGAGGCTTTTACGGCAACAGATAGATTTTCTGTATTAGATAAAACACTAAACACGGCTGCTCTTGCAAGCACCGTCATTACTTCTTCGGAAAGAGTCGCAGTCCCAACAACCGCCCGCGCTTTCGCAGCTAGCTTCGCGTACGTCGCTAGTGCCTTTATGCGGTGTCCGGAGACCTTAATAGGCATCTCAGAATTGAGCCCTTAGTTGAAACTTCAAAGGTGTGTAAACGGTTTGCACGGTTGAATCGGAGAATGTAACCTCGATCTCACCCTCATAACTACCGGGCTCAATACTCAAATTGCCTGCAGTAAATGCAAATGCAACGCGCCCACCAGAGCCGGGTAACGCGTACGCCTGACCAACTAAACCTTGCGTTACGACACCGTTTTCGTCTTCAATACCTGATTGAAGGTACCCAGTTAAAGTAAATAATGTGGCTGTAGTACCGGTAGCGCGAAAACGCATGCGGGCTGTGGAACCAGAGATATCTACGATATCTCCAGTCGTGTCATCGGTAATGACGGCCTTGATTTGTGGGCGTGTGTCGCCCTGAACAAGTTTAATTTTCTCGGCCATGATTTACCTTTTAGCCAGCAGCCATTACCGCCGTGTTTGGATTGTTTACGGGGTTAGGTGCAACACTCATCGTAGACTTAATTTCAACACCCAACGCATTACCAAAAGCTTGGTAGTGAGCTTGAGCGCGAGCCGCGTTACCTGCGTATTCAGCATCTTTCGTGTAAGCACGATACATAATGTAGTCCAACACGACGTTACCGTAAATATCTGGCAAGCTAAGGTTGCCTGCTACAGCAGTATACAAAGCGCCATCGGCGGGCTCAACAACATCAGTTGGGTATGCGGAGTACACAACATCAACTTGGGCTAGGACTGTCGCAGGCGGGTAAACATAAAACACTTTAGGATCGCGCACGTCGTACATAAAATGCAAGATGTCAACCGATCCTGTAAGGCTATGCCAGTTAGGAGTTTGTGCATCTAAAATTTCACGATTAACCATGCGGATTGCTTTTTTAGCGCTTGTGGCTGCGGAGTTGCGAACAACTTCAATTAACTTTGCGCCGTTAGCAGGAAGTGATTGTTTTGTTCCTGCGACACACGTTACAGTCGAACTTGTAACCATTGCATCGGGACGATACAAAACAACTTCGCGTTGCCCGTCGTTAAGGTAGCGAACCAGTTCGTTAATGGGCCAGCGGATTGACGTGCTGTCTTGAAGCGTCTCAACGGCGCGGCGAATAATTGATTGTGCTGTAAGAGCCATGGTTTTACCTCATGCAAAAGGACGATAACGAACGCGCATAGACCCGCGTACAAGGCCATAGTTACTTTCAATTCTAGAGCTATTGGTTTGTCTAGCTGCAGAGTTTAACAATACTTGCGCTTGCGCGGGATTGCTAAAAGGTTGACCCGGAATCTGCATTGCTTGAGCAATGGCGCTAGACACGATCGGGTTAATCCAAGTGTTATACAAATCATCATCAAGTTGCGTCGCTGTACGAGCAGGCGCTAAGGCAACATTGACAACAACGTCATACGCCCCATCAGGGGGAGGCGATAACATTAACGTTAAAACAGAGTCAGTTCTGTCTGTGTAAAAACCTCGAGGCTTAGCGACCGCAGTTGGCAAGTCGCCTCGTATAGCTTCCGCCATACCAGCGGTAAGTTCTTTATAGTCCAACGTAACGCCCATCACACGACTAATAGTGTGCTGGGTACTAGGCGGGTCAAGGTCGTACTGAATCTGCCCTTTAAACGTTTTAAACTCGTCAAGGTTTTGTCGCAGAACTAATGATGTGTCGCAAAACTCAATAGCCGCGTTTACAAGTACCTGCGCAGCCAGAGGCTCAGAGCACCCGGGTAAATACGGCAGGATACGAGAGAAAAACGCGCTTAGAGGCTTCATAGATTACCTTACTTTTCAGGCGTAGGCTCGATTTCGATTGCGATTTCGTCCTGTGATTGCACAGATTCTACTACTACGGCTTCTTTTTTGCGAGTTTTTGTTGATACCGCTGCAGCTTCTGCTACGGCTAAATTCGAGTGTTCGTTAGCCAACAAAATACCGCGCTCGGTCAAAACCCAATCGTGGCCTTCCAAACGAGCAACAATAACAATTGCACCATCAATATGTGCACGCACTTTGTTGTTTAAAATTTCGCCGCCAAGGCGAGCCATTAGGTCGAGAGCGTTCATTTTTTTCTCCAGATGTGAAAAAGGGGGCCCGAAGGCCCCCTCTTTATACCACTATCAAGTGGCTGAGCCAACAACAGCAGTAACCATAGCTTCAGGCTTAACAACCTTACGGCCATACACAGCCAAACCACGGACGATATCGCCGAAGTCAGTCTGGTTACGCAGGGGTTCTGTCTTGTTAATAGTCATGGCGAAGGATGTAGCACCCTTTGTACCAGCAACCATAATACGACGAGCCTTAGCGTTAGTCACAGCGCCACCAGTGGAGGTAGCAGACAAACCAGCAACCAATGCCTTACCTGCTTCGCCGCGTGGCAGCAAGTTAGACACATAAACGCTGAAACGATCCAACATGCCGATTTTGCCTGTGCGAATAACGCTAGACTGGTCGCCTGTAAAGTACGCTTGAGCGATGCTAGATTGCATGAGCAACTGGCGGTCAAAAGGACTAATAATCAAGAAACGGCCATCTTCAGGAACGTTCTGCTCGTCCAAGACTGTAGACATGCGAAGGATAGCCTTCAACACGTTTTCAGGAGTAGCTTGGTCGATAGGAGCGATGTCTGTACCCAAGTTATAGGCAGCAGAAATCCTACCGGCAGTAGCGCCTTCGTTGGCAGCAGCAGGGCCTTCGGTCACGAAGCTGTTGAAGAACACTTCGTTTTCGATGGCGATTTTCAACTGCTTGGCAGCGTCTTCTGTGAACATGTTCATCAAGTTCATGTCGGACTGATAAGACAGCACGTCGTTGACTTGCACGCCAAAGTACTTGCCCTTAGTCACTTGCATATCTTGGAAGATAGGAGTGGGGACTTCGTACGACAAAGTCTGACCAACAGTGTAGTCAGAAATGCTGATGGAAGGAGCCAAACGGATACGGACTGTATCGCCTTGGTTCTTCAATTCGCCTTCGTAGTCAGTGTTAGTGACTTCAGACAACATGGTGTTCTGGTAGAACTTAGCCAAGAGTTTGCCTGACCACAGCGTGGGGATAAAGGCACCGGAGTAAGAAGGGTTGGTATCAAATACACCAGAGCCCGTGACGGGATAAACAGCAGCCATTTTGGCCTCCTAAATAAAAAACAGGTTGGGTAAATGCTGCATGCAGGGAGTTACGCTCGAACGCGATTTTCTCTGTAAGCGGCATCAATTTCAGCTTCAAGTTTCATTGCTTCCTCGCGCTGACCTCTAGAGCTCAGTTCAACAGACTTCTGGAACATCTTCTGGA